GGCAGGCACCGGGCTCGAAGGCATGTCGCCCGAGGCGCTCGCCTACTTCTTTCACGACGGCGGCGTCGTCGGGAAGGACTTCAAAGATCCGCGCAGCGGCCCGCTCAAGCCTGACGAGCGGCGCGCGGTGCTGAAGGTGGGCGAGGAGGTCATCACGCGCGACGACCCGCGGCACCGCGAGAACGAAGGCGCGGAGTTCCTCGGTGCGCCTCGGTTCCACGATGGTGGCGTCGTCGGGCGCGCAGTGCAGAACGTCTATCGCAGGGGCGCGCCGCCGGCGGCCTTGACGCAGCCGCAACGGCGCGAAGACCCGGCGGCGATGCGGCCGATCCTGATCACGCAGACCTTCCCGCCTGGCACCAACCGCGCGACGACTGACCAGGCCGCTGCGTCGGCCGGTGCCGCGGTGCGCAAGGCCAACTCGAGGATTCGCTGATGGAGTTCGTCGACACCCCGTTCCCTGAGCGCATCGCGTTTCAGGCGAAGGCCGAGGCGATGTGGCAGACCACGCTGACGACGCTCGTCTCGGGCTTCGAGGCATCGAACCAGGAGTGGGCGCAGGTCCGGCACGCATACGACGCTGGCCTGGCCGTGCGTGTCGCTTCCGACTACCTGCTGGTGAAGGCGCACTTCAACAAAATGCGCGGCAAGGCCAAGTCGTTCCCGTTCCTCGACCCGATCGATCACACCGTGACCGCCGGCGTCCTGACGCTGATCTCCGGCTCGAACTACCAACTGTTCTATCGCTACGGCAGCGGCACCGGCGCGTACGACCGAAAGATCACGCGCCCGAAGACTGGCACCGTGCTGGTCTTTCGCACGCGCGCCGGCGTCACGTCGAGCATCAGCCCCTCGATCACCTACACGACCGGCGTCGTCGCGATCAGCGGCCACGTGTCGGGCGACACCTACTCGTGGTCCGGCCAGTTCTACGTGCCGTGCCGCTACGACATCGACCGCCTGCCTGGCGTGATCGTGAACAAGCAGCCGGGCCCCAACGGCGAGCTGTTCGTCGAGTGCGACTCGATCCCGATCGTCGAAGTGCGCGAGGGCACGTCATGAGCAGGACCATCCCGATCGCGCTGGCCACGCACCTGGCCGGCAGCGCGCACACGATCGCGACGTGCTGGCACGTCACCCGCACCGACGAGCAGGTCTTCGGCTTCACGAACCACGACGAGGACTTGGTCGTCGACGGCGTGACCTATCGGTCGTCGGTCGGCGTCAACCCGAGCACGATCGAGGGTCGCGATGACCTGTCGGTTGCGAACGCGAACGCCGCGGGCTTCCTGAGCGGCGATGCGGTCACCGATGACGATCTGCTCGCGGGCGTGTGGGACTACGCGGTCGTGCGGGTCTTCGATGTCAACTGGGCCGACACGTCGATGGGCCGGCTCAAGCAGCTACGCGGCTGGCTCGGTCAGTTCACGCTGGTGCGCGACGCCTACACCGCCGAACTGCGCGGCCTGGCGACCGCACTGAACGAGGCGATCGGCGAGCTGGTCGGCCCGAGCTGCGGTGCGACGGTCGGCGATGCTCGCTGCAAGGTCGACCTCACCGACTACACGGCCACCGGCGAGGTCACCGCGGTCACGACTAACCGCTCATTCGACACCGATCTGTCGGCCGCGACGGTCCGCCTGACGCCTTCGAGCACCGGCACGCCGCCGCTCGGCTACTTCGACGGGGGCCTTTTGACCTGGCTGACCGGCGCCAACGCGAATCGGTCTATCGAGGTGAAGACGTCGGCGCTCGACGGGCATCTGACGCTCCAGCTCCCGATGTTCGACACCGTCGTGCCGGGCGACACGTTCAGCGTGTCTGCGGGATGCATGAAGTCGCGCGAGGTGTGCGTCGCCGAGTTCGGCAACGTCGAGAACTTCCGCGGGTTCCCGGACCTGCCGGGCATCGACAAGGTCACGAGGATCGGCGGCCAATGATCAGCCCAGACGAAGTCGTCACGGTCGCGCGCAGCTACATGGGCGTGCCCTGGCATCACCAAGGGCGCAACCGCGCCGGCATGGACTGCGCGGGCCTGATCGTGTGCGTCGCGCACGACCTGAGCCTGAGCGAGTTCGACACGCGCGACTACGGGCGTCTGCCGAGCGGCGATCAGATGCGCAGCGTGCTGCGCGAGCACTGCGTCGAGCTGCCGGCGACCGCGCTCGCGCCTGGCCTGGTCGCGCTGATGCGCTTCGAGACCGACCCGCAGCACCTGGCGATCGTCGCGCCCTACCTGTACGGGGGCTTCAGCATCGTGCACGCGCTGGTGCAGTCGCGTCGTGTCGTCGAGCACCGCCTCGACGATCTCTGGCGCAGTCGCATCGTCGCGCTCTATCAGCTGCCTGGCGTGGAGTACGCGGCATGAGCACCACGCAGATCTTCACGATCGCCGGCACGGTGATCGGCGCGTACTTCGGCTACCCGCAGCTCGGCGCGGTCATCGGCGGCCTGGTCGGCTCGCAGTTCGAGCCCGACACCGAGACGCGCGGCCCGCGCCTCGACGACCGCCGCGTGCAGGTCAGCACCTACGGCGCCTCGATCCCGTACGTGTTCGGCGGTGTGCGGATCGCCGGCAACGTTATCTGGTCGAACGACATCGAGGAGGTCGAGACCGAGACCGAGCAGGACGGCAAGGGCGGCCCGAGCAACACGCAGATCACCTACACGTACTTCGGCACGTTCGCGGTGCTGCTCGGCGTGGGCCCGCTGCGCGGCATCCGTCGCATCTGGGCCGACGCGGTGCTGATCTTCGACGGCAGCGTGATCCCGAACATCGGCGATGTCTCCTACACCTTCTACAGCGGCAGCGAGGATCAACTGCCCGACCCGACGATCGAGGCCGCGCTCGGCGTCGGCAACGTGCCGGCCTACCGCGGGTCCAGCTACGTCGTCTTTCACCGGCTCGCGCTGGAGAAGTTCGGCAACCGCCTCCCGAGCATCACCGTCGAGCTGCTCGGCGATGGCGAGTTCCAGAGTGTCGGCACCGCGATCGGCACCGCGCCGCCTTCGCCTGGCTATGCCACCTTGATCCGCAGCGCGATCCAGCGCCCGGACGGCAACGTCGTGTACATGACCTACCCGAACGCGACCGGCGTCGGGACGAGTGCGGGCATCGTGTTCACGGTCGTCGATCAGTTCACCGGGCTCCCGGTGCTGACCGGCTCGCATCCGACCGTCGTCGGCACGTCCGGCCTTCTGTCGAGCGCGGTCGGCAACCTGATGATCTATGTCCCGGGCATCGATCAGATCTGGGTGAGCTGCGCGGGCTCGATCATCGAGTGCTTCAGCGCGACGACGCTTGAGCACCTGCAGACGATCACTCTGACTGGCGGCTACGCGATGATGGCGTGGGACTCGCACACGCGCCGTGTGTTCTTCCGGCCCAGTGCGCAGTGGGTTTGCGCTGGTGGTTCGTCGGTCGTGCTCGCCGCCGGCGCGTTCAACATCGACGTACTTCGCTCAGCCTTCCTGCTCGTAGCGGACCCGATGGGCACGCCGCTCCCTGGCCCGACCTCGATGGGCTCGATTTCAGTCGAGGGCGATGTCTGGTACGAAACGGACGATGCGGTCATCACGACGCTGCCCACCGTGTTCATGACGGACGGGTCGGCGGCGGGCGCGCTCGCGTGCTTCGATCCGACGCGCGGCCGGTACGTGGTCGTGATGAACCGCATCTGGACGGTCACCGACGCGGACCCGCCAACGATCGCGGTGCAGGCCTACCCGCCCGGCATGTCGGTCGGCATCTATGGCAGCGTCACCTTCGACAGCTCGACCGACAGCATCGTCATCCTGTCCGGCGTCGTCGGCATCGAGAACGCGACCATCCTCGACGCCGGTACGTTCGAGTTGCGATACCAGGGCCCGGTGACCGGCAACGGCAATCTCGGCAACACGCTGGTGTTTCCCCAGTCGCCCGGCACGTTCCTCGCGATCGGTTCGCATCAGCTGTGGGAGTTCGACTACTTCGGCACCACGCTCGCAGCGACGGTGCAGCGGCTCGCGATCGAGTCGGGCCTCGAAGCGGGCGACATCGATGTCACCCAGCTCGGGCAGCGGTTGCGCGGTTTCGTCGTCAGCCAACCAGGCCCGGCCCGCGCAGCGATCGAGCAGCTCGCGCGCGACTACCTGTTCCTGGGCGTTGAAGAAGACGACAAGATGGTCTTCCGCAAGCGCGGCGGCGCCACCGTGGCGACGATCCCCGACTCCGACTGCGGCGCGGCGATCGATCCCGAGACGCCGAAGGCAACGCAGAGCACGCGCGCGCAGGAGTCCGATCTGCCGGCGCGCTTCAGCGTGACCGCCCCGGACCCGGCGCTCGACTACCAACCCGACACGCAGTACGGCGAGCGCCGGGCTGCGCACGCGGGGCAGGAGGCGGGCATCAGCTCGGCGGTCGTGATGACTGCGACCGAGAACAAGCGCCTGGCCGATGCGCTGATCTTCGATCGCTGGGCCAGCCGTGAAAGCCTGCGATGGTCGACGACGCGCAAGTACGCTCACCTCTCGCCTACCGATCCGATCCTGCTGGCCGGTCGGCGCGTGCGAATCACGAGCCGCAGCGACGACGGTGGTGCGATCCGCTGGGAGGGCCTCGTCGACGATGCCGACGTCGTCGTGCAAACGAGCACCGGCGTGCAGGGCGAGTTCCCAGGCCAGACGCCGTCGATCCAGGTGCCGACCGTGATGGTCGTGCTCGACACCGCGCTGCTCGCCGATGCGCAGAACGATGCAGGCGCGTACGTCGCGGCCTATGGCGTGGCTCCGTACTGGCGCGGCGCGGTGATCTACGACAGCTCGGACGGCGGCACGACCTGGTCGCGCCTGGCGACGATGCCGCGCCCAGGCAGTTCGATGGGCTACGCGACCACGGCGCTCGGCAACTGGACCGGCGGCAACGTGTTCGACGAGGTCAACAGCGTCAACGTGTCGATCGCCAACGCCGGCACGCTTTCGAGCACGACGCGCGCTGGCGTGCTCGCCGGCAATAACGCGATTGCGATCAATGGCAGCGACGGATGGGAGGTGCTGCAGTACCGCACCGCCACGCTGGAGGCCAACGGCACCTACACGCTGACCGGCCTGCTGCGCGGGCGTCGCGGCACCGGCTTCGCGATGGGTGGTCACGCCGCCGGCGACCGGGCCGTGCCGCTCTCGCCAGCCAACCTGCGCGACCTGCCGATCACCAACTCGCAGATCGGCGTCGAGCTGCCGTTTAAGGCCGTGAGCATCGGCGACACGCTCAGCGGGACCACGAGCACCAACGTGACGATCACGGCCGAGCGCCTGAAGCCCTGGAGCCCGGTCGACTTCCGCGCGCTGCGCGACGTGGGCAGCGGCGATATCACGATGACGTGGAAGCGCCGCACGCGGCTCGCCTGTCGCTTCGTCGGCGCCGGCGGCATCAACGTGCCGCTCGGCGAGGACAGCGAGGCCTACGTCGTTCGCATCTACGACAGCGGGTACACGACGCTGAAGCGATCTATCTCCGTGTCCGGCGCTGCCACCGCGTCCTACTCCGCGGCCGACCAGACCACCGACTTCGGCGGCCCGCAGAGCACGGTCTATGTCCGCATCACCCAGACCAGCGCCATCGTCGGCGCGGGCCACGAACTTGAGGCCGCAGCATGAGCTACCAGCAAGTCATCGACGGGCAGGTCAACCCCGAGGTGCCCATCAACGAAAACATGGAGGCGCTCGGGCAGGCCTTCGTTTGGTCGCATGACGTCACGGCCGACACCGGGCTGACGGTCGGCCTGAACGGCGGCGACTTCGATGGGAATGCCGTGGCCGATGCGACGGTCGCCTGCACCAACAACACGACCAACTACATCGTCGCGCATCGAACGACGCGCGCGGTGAGCACGTCGACGGCGACAACGAACTGGAACAACACGTCGACCTATGGCCGCGTCGGTCGCGCCGTGTTCGCGTCCGGCGTGCTGACCTATCACGACGAGCGCCACAGCGTGGGCGGCATCTTCGACCACGCGGCGTCGCTCGGAGGCATCGCTGCATCGCTGGTGACGGTCGCGGACGTCGGCACGTACTTCGCCGGCACCGATGCCGAGGCCGTGTTGCAAGAGATCGGTGCGACGCTCGCAACGCTGAGCGGCTCGACCGATGTTGATACCGACGAGGTCTTCACCAGCGACACCGGCAGCACCGCGGATAGCGATCCCGGCAACGGCCTGTTCAAGTGGAACAACGCAACGCAGGCGAGCGCGACGGCGCTGTACGTCGACAACCAGACGGCGGCCGGCGTGAGCATGACGACGTTCTTCGCGTCGTTGCCACCGGATGGCTATATCTACCTGGCGCAGGAAGACGACGCCGCAAAGTGGCAGCTGTGGAAGTGGTCTGGCCTGCCGACCGCAGGCTCTGGCTACTACAAGTTCACCGGCCTCACTCTGATGGCGGCAGGCACGGCGCTCGACGACAACAAGGCGACCGCGGTCTCGTTCAAAGGCACTCCGCCGGCGACCCAACCGTTCGACGTGCACGCGTTCTATCCCGGCGTGCCGACCGCAAGCGCGAAGGTGCTGCGCGTGCCGATCGCGCGCGCGGTGTCGTTCCCTGCGAACTTTGCCGGCTCCTACTTCACGGGCTCGGCGAACGCGACCGCGACGACCGTCTTCGACGTGCAGAAGAACGGGTCGAGCATCGGCTCGATCTCGATCGCGGCCGGCGGCACGACGGCGACGTTCACCACGACCAGCGGAACCGCCAAGACGTTTGCCGCTGGTGATGTGCTCTCGATCATCGCGCCGGCCAGTCCTGACGCGACGCTCGCAGATCCTGGCTTCGTGCTCGCAGGGACTCGCTGATGACCATCGCTCGTGTTCAGTCCACGTCGGGCTCGGGTTCCGGCACCGGCCTGACGGTCGCGAAGACATTGCCCGGTGCCCCGACTGCCGGGAACCTGTTGATCGCGTTCTTCAACACGCAGGGCGGTGGCGAGTCGAACTACGTTGTCAACACGTCGAGCTGGTTCTACATCGACCGCACGTTGACCAACAACGGGGACGCGCTGATCACTGCCATCGGTCGGTACGTGCAGTCCGGCGACACCGCGACGATGCCGGCGTTCCTGACGTCCGGCAGTACCTTCCATTCCTGGGAGGTGCAAGAGATCAGCGGTGTCTCGGGCACGTGGGCGACTGACTTCCTCAGCTCGCGTGCGATCAGCCGTCAGCTGTCCAGCAACACCGTGGTCACCCCGGATCACATGGCGCTGGTCAACGGCAGCTATGCGATCTGTGGCTACGCGAAGTACAACGAGGGCTCTGCTGGCAGCACGCCGTCGGGCTGGACGGCCGACATCAACACCGTCAACGCCGGCAACTACGGCTCGTTCGGCATCTGCTACAAGGCCGGCATGAACGCCGGTGACTCGGCGCAGGCTACGTGGGTGGCCGCCGGCTCCAGCAGCAATCCACAAGGGGCGCTCAGCATCGTGCTGACGCCCTCGCAGCCGACCGACCCGTACGTCTCGCGCATCCGGCACTATCAGCTGGGGACCGCCCAGGCACCGACGTCGACGATGGCCTTCGGGGGCGACCCGATCGTCGGGCGTCTGCTGATCGGGTACTTCCACTGGGGCGACGGCGCAGGCGCCAACTCCGATCCCACTTTCTCGTCCAACTGGACGAAGTGGGTGTCGGTTGCAGGCGCGGGCTCTGGTGCCAATTGCATTCACGGGTTGTATCGGTATCCGCAGTCAGGCGACACGCGCAATCTGCCGGCGTTCGCCACCGCCAGCCCGAACAACACCTACAGCGCCACCAACATCCTAGAGATCGGGGGCGTCAGCGGCTCCTGGGCGACTGATCACGTCTCCGACATCAGCGCCTACCGCGCGGCTTCGACCGGCAGTCCGTTCAGCACCACCGCCGGGACTTCAAACGCCAACAACCAACTCGGGCTTTGTAGTTTTGGAGAGATCGGCGGGCAAACCACTTTCCCAAGCGCCACCGGCGGCGATGGCGCGGCCTACGACCGTGGCCCGACGCTGTATGGCGGACAGGGCGTCGCCTACAAGGCCCTCGGTTCGAGCGGCAGCTCGTGGCAGACCACTTGGACGATGCAGGCCGCAGCCGACAAGAGCGACTACATCCAGTCGATCTTCGGGCACGCACCTTCCGGTGCCGAGATTCGCCGCCCGTTCTTCGTTGCTTCGTGAGCGACGTGCGAAGCGCACAAGCGCGAGTGAAATCCTGACAACGTCATGACCGATGCAATCCGAGAATTCTGATCATGGAAGCAACCGGGATCACGCAACAAGTCGTCGGCTGGACTGCAGCGGCCACCGCCGCGATCGGTGCTGCGGGTGGTGCTGCGCTGCTGCGCCGCCGCTTGAGCAGGGACAAAACCGAAATGACGAAGGATCGTGTCGAAAGCGAATTCTTCACGCTGCTGTTGAAGGAGCGCGACGAAGCGCTGGCGAGCGCGCGCGAGGCATGGCGCGTGCGGCAGGTCGACGCTGAATCGATCGCGCGACTGACCAGCCAGAACCTCTACCAGCAGCAGGAGATCGAGCGGCTGAAAAGTGAGTTCGCCTCTTTTAAGCGGCTGATCTCGCGCATGTACCCAGCGACGCGCGCGTTCCTCGAATCCGACTTTTCGCAACCGACTGACCTGGCGCCGCTGCAGCCGCAGGCGCCGACCGACAAAGGCACCTGACCATGCACGCGAACCTTCGGGCCTTCCTCGACACGATCGCGCACAGCGAGCTCGGCGCCGCGATCCTGGCGCAAAGCGATGACGGCTACAACGTGCTCGTGGGTTCGACGCCTGCGGACGTTCGCCTGTTTGACAGCTACGCCGATCACCCGCGCCAGCGCGTTACCTTGATGATCAAAGGCCGGGCCGTCGTCTCGACGGCGGCAGGCCGCTACCAAATCCTTGCGCGCTATTTCGACGCCTACCGCCTGAGCCTTGGCTTGCCGGACTTCGGGCATGACTCGCAGGACTTGATCGCCATTCAAATGACGCGCGAGTGCTACGCGACTGGCGACATCCAGGCCGGCCACTTCGCCGACGCGTTGCACAAGTGCCGCAGCCGCTGGGCCTCGCTGCCCGGCGCCGGCTACGGCCAGCACGAGAACAGCATCGACGACCTGCGCACCGCGTTCGTCGCTGCCGGCGGGACGTTGGCGGCGTGAATGGGCTTGCTCGCGCCGCTGGTCGCCCGCTGGGCGCTGTGGGGTGGTTGCGCCGTCTGTGCGGCGCTCGGCGCGTTCGCCGGCTGGCAGACGCTGCGCCTGGCCGATGCGCGCGCCGCGCTGGCGGTCGAGCAACGCGATCGGGCCGCGGACCGCGCGCACCTGGAGGCCGCCGCGCGCGACCAGGCCGATCGCTTCCGCGCGACCGAGCAGGCCTGGCGGGATGCCCAGAATGAGAACGCCACTCTCGCCAGAAGGGCACGCGACCTGGCGGCGCAGCACGCTGACGATGCTGTTGCTGCTGCTGGCCGGTTGCGCGAACGCGCCGCAGTCGTTGCCGCCGCCTGTCGTCCCACCGCCCGCGATCCCGCCGCTGTCGCCGCAGGCCCAGCCGCCAGTTCGCCCGGCGATCTGCTCGCCGACGTGCTCGGCCGGCTGGACGAGGCTGGTCGACTCGTTGCTCGCTTCGCCGACGCCGCCAGCATCAGCGGCGAGCAGTGCGCCGCCGACTACGAAGCCTTGAGAAATGCCCGCCAGGCGGCCCACGCGGGCCCACAGCGCGTCGAAGCGGCCGAGGTGGCACAACCATAGCGGGAGCTGCTCCGAGCGCCTCCTGCGCCCGACACCCACCTGGAGGCCTCGAATGGACCCGGCTTTCTTCAAGAACCGCTCCCTCAACGCCGGCGGCTCGCCGCTCGGGTGTCTGGCGTTCCTGCCGCGGGTCTTCGTGGTCGCTCAGCGCCTCGGGTACGTGCTCGCGGTGCACGGCTCGATGACGCGCGACTGCGACTTCGTGGCCTGTCCCTGGGTGGAGGACGCGGTGCCGGCGCACGAGCTGGTCGAAGCGATCCGGGCGGCCTGCGGCGGCGTCATCGCGAACGACGGGGCGGCCGACGCCCTGGACTACACGCGCCGCAACCCGGAGCCGAAGCCGCACGGCCGGCTCGCCTGGGTGATCCAGCTCGGCGGCGAGCAGCGCATCGACCTGAGCGTGATGCCGCGCGCTGCGTCGTCGCTGCAGTACCCGGACTTCACCGCGAGCAACCTGGCGCTACTCGATCCGCCAGCGTAGCCCTCACAGCGTCGACGTCGTGCCGAAGTGCTTGTCGAGCGCGCGCTGCAGCACGTGGGCGCGGTAGTTGATCTCGCGCAGGCTTCCGTCCGGGTCCGCATCCTTGTGCGCCATCTCGACCAGATGCGGCAAGCCGCCGGAGATCGATTCCTCGATCTCTTCGCGCACCGCCGCGCGCCCTTCGGCGTACCAGTGCATCGAGTCGGCGTCGCCGATCTGGAAGACGATGCCGCCCTGCGCGCGCATCGGCCGGAAGGACTTGGTCACCCACACCAGGCAGACCCCTGGGTTGCGCGTGAGCATGATCCCGCCTGGCGCGCTGCGTTCCTCCGGCATGCCTGCCTCGCGTCGCTTCGCGTGCGGGCGCGTCAGGAACGGGCAGGCGGTCGCCGCGTACTGCGCGCACTCCAGGTGGCACGGCGGCTCGGCGCTGATCCGGTTGATCGCGCACATCGGCCCGAGCACGAACGCTTTGTAGGCGCCCAGGGTGTTGCCGCAGATCCAGCAGCGGTTCTGCCTGACGCACGTCTGAAGCGCTCGCGGCTCGACCACGCGGTGGTCCGGCTCGCCATTGACCATCGCGACGAAGAACGGCACCGGAAAGCCGCGCTTGTCGATCGGTAGGCCGCGCATCTTCGGCGGCAGCGGCGGGAGACCCGCTCGCAGTTCGTTCGTGCTCATGGCGCGAATCTCCATCATTGTTTTGCCCGTCTGTGAATGTCCCACAAAGCGAAGCGCGGCGCGGGCTGCGTCGGCACCGCCGGCGTTCATTGCTGCGCACCCTTCAGGCTTCTTTCCAGCTTGGCGATCGTGCTGCGCATGTCCGCGCGCATCGCGAGCCACTTGCCCCAGGAGTGCTCGGCTCCGATCGCGACCGCCAACGCGGCGATGCTGTTGATCGACGCCACTGCCCCCTCTCCGGCCCGCCAGCCGAGCACGGCGGCGGCCAGGAACAGCAGCACGGCCAGGCGGCGCGCCCAGACGTGTTTGCGCATCGACGGGTGCAGCCTGTCCGACTCGCTCAGCAGCTTGCGCATCCGTTCGAGGTGCGCTTTGAACGCGTCGATCTCCACCAGCGTCTTCGGCTGGAAGTCGTTCATTCGCGTTCGAGCGGGGTATGCGTCGCGCCGGTGGCGGTATCGAACTGGCTGGAGACTTCGAGCATTTGCATCCCCGCGCTGCCGGTAAGGATCGCCATCGCCGAGAGCGCCCCGAGCGTCGACTCGAGGTCGCGGCGCTGGCGCTCGACGTCGCCACCGTAGTCCGCCTTCTTCGAGCGGATGCGCAGCATCTGGCCCTCTGGGTGGTGCTCCAGAATCAGCTTCGACCAGGGCGCCTCGAAGTGCATGATCGCCTCGGACTTGCCAAGCTCGCCGCACATCACAACGTGCGCGATCAGGTTGTGGCGCTTGAGCACCTCGATGATCTCGTCCCGCGCGCGCAGTAGCTTCTGGCGTTCGTCGGGTCCGGTGGTGGTGGTGGTCATTGGTCTGTTCCTTTCTTCTGTTGTTTGCGTCGAATGAGATAGCCGAGCAGCTTGTTGATGGCACCGAAGTTGATCAGCGCGACGCCGATCCACACCGCGAGCTGGAGCCAGCCGGCCACGATCTGCGGCAGCGTTTCGTTCAATGGCAGCGCCGCGGCGGCGCACGCCGACAGCACGACGGCCATCCACCCGACGTAGCGGCTGGAGCGTCCCATGCGCTCCGTTGCCGCGTTCATCAGCAGACGGGCTTCCTCATACATCTGGAGCGCCGTGCGTATCTCGTCCTGCTGGGCCTCGGTCAGCGGCGGCACCTGCGCTGCAGCGATTGCAGCTCGGACGGCATCGGCCGAGTAGGTCGCCGGCCCGCCGAGGGTGTTCGGCACGTCGGGTGGCGGGAGCGTGATGTCCGTTGTCATTTCGTTTCACCTCCCGCGCGCGCTCAGCTGAAGCAGCGCAGTCGTCAGGCGATGGTTGCCCGCGAAGTCTTCGCGGATCGACGCGGGCAGGTCTTCTCTGCCAAGGATCATTTGCGCCCAGCCGACCAAGCCCGCGAGGGCATCGATTGCGGCCGGCATCGATTTCAGATGCAGATCCTCGACTTCCGCGGCGAGCGCCCTCACTACCCCCCACAAGATCAGCGAGTCAGCGTCGAGATAATCGACGTGCGGCTCCAGCTCGGCGAGCAGCTTCTCCCGCCGGTTACTCACTTCAGTCGGCTCGATCGTCGTCATGGTGCTGCGTCTCCTTCTGTGCTTGCTGCCGCCGCGATTCGCTGCAGCTCAGCCTTGACCTTGTCGCGCACGACTGCGGCTTCGCCCTTCGCGATGGCGAGGATGAACTTGTGGCCGGCTTCGGCCTGCTCCCAGGTGGTGTACCGCTGCGTCATCTCGTGCAGCGGGCCGCCAAACACCATCGTCTCAAACCACAGTTTCGGGCCGTTGCCCCACTGGTGATTCATCCCGAGGAACACCGTACTGACGCGCATGCCGCCAACATCGTCGTTCCCGACGTGGCGCTCGTTGAGATGGCTCGCGGCCTCGAACCAGCGCGCCCACGTCATCAGGTTGCACTCGACCACCCGGTGCCCGATCAAGATCGCTTTCTCCAGGCCCCGTGGTGTCGGTGGCTCGCCGGACAGTTCCTTGTCGGTCATGGCGCAACCTGCCAGACCGCTGTACCGCCGGTCGGCTGCATCTCGTCCCACTGCGCGCGGTAGTAGGCCTGGCCGACGCCTGGCGTACCGAGTCGCTCGCCGATCGGCTGGATGTAGCCCTGTGCTCCCCAGGCTTTCGGCTCGGTGACGACCATGAAGCAGCCGGCGAAGGCCTTGCTTCGGACCTTCTCTGGGTCGAGCTGCACGACGTCACCTGGTTCGAGGTTGAAGGGCCGTTCCGGGGCTCCAAGGTGCAGGGTCGATTGCCCGCCCGAATCGAAACTGTCGCGCTCTGGATCGGTCCCGCGCTGCACGATCTGCTGGAAGGCTGCGATCTCATCCTGGCGCAGCTTCAGCTCACCAGCCAAGGCACCGTTGACGAAGATGGCGACGTCGCAGTGCGACGGCGTGGCGTTGCGGTAGTCGAATGTGATCTTCATTTGCTGCTCGTAGGTGGGCCGGGCTTAGAGGCGACCGGCATGGAACATCCTCAGATGGATGACGATGACCGCGAGCCCGATCAGCGCGTAGGCCAGCGTCGCTGCGGTTGCGTGCTTGCCCCCTTTGCGCCCCGCGAGCCAGAGCCAGATCGGCAGCAGGCCGAGCATCACGCCGAGACCCGGGAATTCGTGTGTCAACTCAGCCAGCATTTGCGACCCCGAGGTCGCCGCCGGCGTTTGTCTTGCTCTCGACGCTGACCAGCACTTCGTTCAACTGGTCGCGCAGGTGGATCAGGTACGCTGGATCGAGTCGCCCGCTGCGCATGCTCTCGATCAGTTCATTGCGGTCGGCCTCGACCGACAGGCCGCCGGCGGCC